ATGAGTTATAATACAGGTGGACCATCTGCTGGTTTTAAATCTAAACAAGATAGAAAAAAAGCTGAAAAAAATATTAAACAAGCAAGAAGTAAAGAAGGTTTAAGATCTTTTTTATCTAGTGGAAATAAAATAAACCAACCCATGAGAAAAGAAAGATACATGGAAGGTAGAAAAGCAAGACACACTGAGTTTAAGAAAAAAATTGGTAGAACTGCTTTAGGTATAGCTTCAAGTTTAAACCCCGTTACTTCTATTGCAAAAGGAATTGGAAAAGTTATGGGTAAAGGATCTAAAAAAAGAGATTTTCAAAAAGGCGATTACGGAGATATTTCAGTTAAAAAAAATATGGGTGGCATGATGATGCAAAGACCTATGGGTTACAAGTCAGGAACATCAGTAAAAGTTAAATGTAAACTAGGTAAAAACAAACCTACTAAAATGTACTAGGAGGGACAATGTCCCTAAAGGCATTACTCAGAGCTGGAAAAGAATTACTTAAGGCGAAGAAGCCTTCAGCAACACCGGCCACCGGACAACAACAAAGACAAATAACTTACACACCTAAACCTTCACAGGCACAGGCTAAGGAATTAGTTACACAAGAATTAAAAAACCCACCAGTAGTTTTAAAGAAAACAAAACCCCTGCAGATGGGTGATGACATGGCCCCTGCTTTTGGTTCATCAACATATGACTGGGCTATGAGAATGGGTAGATCTAAGTACACTGCAGATGAGTGGCTAGATCATTTAACATCTACTAGAAAAGTAAACTTTAAAATATTTGGTAAGCCTGCACAGAAAACTGTCCGTGAACAAAAAAGATTTAAATACGATTCAGGTCCCTTTGCCGGTAAAGAAGTTAATGTATCCAAAGAAGAATTATTTGATTCCAATTTAGCAGTATTCAATGAAGCAGGAGACCTAACAGGTGGCCTGTTATATGCAGCAAAGAAATTTGGTCTAAAGCTTGATGCTAATGAAGTAGGAGCCATGATNAANCTAAATCCTATNAATAGATTAAAACCAATTGAACTTGGTGTTAACAAAGGTGCACAGGAAGCCTTTGATGTAGCAGCAAAGAACGCAAGGAATACGGTAAGAGATTTACAAGTTAAATACAAAGATAATATGACTTTAAAACAATCTCTAGATGATTTGCAATACTATTTAAAAGCAGATGAAGGTGTTCCAAGTAGATCAGCATTAAGAGATTTAAATGAATCATTAAAAAGTTTTACAAACTCTGGGTTAGTACCTGTAGATGAAAAGAAAGCATTAAACAAAGTCATTGGTGAAATAAACAATAAAGTTGGACCAATGCAGGCTACAAAGACAAGATACGGAACTGAATCTAATTACACATTACAAGGTGGCAAAGATTACAGAGAAACTATCTTTACACTTCCAGAAGATATTACAACTAACGCATCACTTAGAAATAAAGGTGGACACTTTGGAGATGAGATTGGTGATGTAAATAATATTTACCACATAAGATATGATACAAGGTTCACACCTGATGGTAAAAAAGTATTTATGATTAATGAAATACAATCTGATGTAAACCAGAGTATTGCAAAAAGTATGACTAAAGCCGCACAACTATCAGGAGAGAGAAGATTAAATCCATTTAATGCTGAGATAGAATTAAATTTATTGGTAGGCCAACGGGGTAAGATGCTTAAAGATTTAGATGATGCACTTGCTAGAAATGAGTTTGGTAGAGTAAACGCCATTAGTGCATCTATGAAAGATATTAATACAAAATTAAAAAGATTAACTACTCAAAGAAATACTTACAGCGATACAAACAAAGATTACTTTCCAATGGTTGAATCAGATTCATATGGAGATCATGCAGTAAAATATTTGATGCAGAAGGCTGCACGTGAAAATGTTGATTACGTAGCCGTTGCCCCGTTTGACAAAGTAAGTTTCAGACAAGGGTACAAAGCGGGTAACGAAAGATTTTATGGTTATGCAAATGGTAAAGGTATAGGTAAAAAAGGTAAAGCTGTACTTCCAGATGTCATGGGTAAGAATGCAAGGTTCTATGGATCAAGCGCAGGTCCAACAAAAATATCTTTATCGGATCCAACTAAACCATATAAAACAATTGGTAATGATACATTTAAATATCCAAAAGATCATCCACTAAAAGGAAAAGAAATAAAAAGCCAATATCATAGTAGCACTGGTATGAATCCTGAAAAAGGAACTAAGAATATTCCAGAAGGAGATCCACGCTTGTATTTCGATGCATATGCGATTAAAGTGGTTCCACTAATGAGAAATACACAAAAAACTTACAAGTCCAAAGGAGGACTTGTGGTGGATATGTTTAAACCAATAAGGTACAATTAATCATGGCAGTAGAAAAAGTAACAGAGGAATTAGCAGAAGAAGTAGTTGAACAACCTGAGGGTCTTCCAGTTGACGTAGAAGTTGAGGGAGAAGAAGAGGTTGTAGAGGAAAGACCTCAAGACGATTTTAATGCAAACTTATCAGAAGACATGGACGAGCGAGAGCTTAAAGACATGGCCATGGAGCTTATTGAAGAATACAAAAAAGATAAGACATCTAGAAAAGAATGGGAAGATGCTTATATTAAAGGTTTAGATTTATTAGGAACTAAGTACCAGGAAGTAACAAAACCATTTAAAGGAGCTTCCGGTGTCACGCATCCATTGTTAGCTGAATCAGTTACACAATTCCAAGCACAAGCATATAAAGAATTAGTACCATCTGATGGTCCTGTACGGACACAGGTTATAGGTTTACAAACACCGGCTACCGAACAACAAGCAGATAGAGTTAAAGATTATATGAATTACCTGCTGATGGAGGAGATGGAAGATTACACAACTGACATGGATCAGATGTTATTTTATCTACCCTTATCCGGATCTACATTTAAGAAAATTTATTACGATGCATTATTAGATAGACCTGTATCTAAATTTATACCAGCAGAAGATTTAGTAGTTCCCTACTACGCATCAGATTTAAAAGACTGTGAGAGAATAACTCACGTAATTAAAATGACACAGAATGATGTCACTAAAAAAATGGCTGCAGGTTTTTATAGAGATATAGAATTAATTGATTCAACAACAGAACCAGATTCAGTACAGAAAAAATTAAATGAACTAGAAGGTGTCAAAGGCACAGGTTCAGATTATTTAAATACAATTCTTGAAATGCACGTAGATTTAAATTTAGATGACTACGAAGATTTTGATGACAAAGCTAAAAAAATAAAAATTCCATATATTGTAACTATTGATGAAGGTAGTGGAGAAATTTTATCTATTTATAGAAACTACAAACCAGATGATCCCAGTTATTCAAGAGTAGAATATTTTGTACATTACAAATTTTTACCAGGATTAGGTTTCTATGGTTTTGGTTTAACACATATGATCGGTGGTTTATCACAAGCTGCAACTCAATCTTTAAGACAATTGATTGATGCAGGTACTTTAAAAAATTTACCAGCAGGATTTAAATCACGTGGTATTAGAGTTAGAGATGATGATCAACCAATTCAACCAGGAGAGTTTAGAGATGTAGATGCACCTGGTGGAAATATAAGAGATCAGTTTTTTAATTTACCATTTACAGAACCATCACCAACTTTATACAACTTGATGGGATTTGTAGTACAAGCAGGACAGAAATTTGCAGCGATAACAGATTCAAATATTGGTAATGATGCTCAAAACAGAGCTGTTGGAACTACAATGGCGCTGATGGAAAGAGGATCACGTGTTATGAGTGGTGTTCACAAAAGATGTTACTACGCAATGAGACTAGAATTTAAAATTTTAGCTAGAATTTGCGGTGAATACTTACCACCAGAATATCCTTACGATGTTTACGGGGGCCCAAGACAAATTAAACAAGCAGATTTTGATAACAGAGTAGATATTTTACCTGTTGCAGACCCAAATATTATGTCTATGTCACAAAGAGTGACGTTAGCACAAGCACAATTACAAATTGCACAATCAAATCCACAGATGCACAACTTACACGAAGCATATAGACGTGTTTACGAAGCACTTGGAACAAAAACTATAGATCAAATTCTAAAACCACCTCCAAAACAACCCGAGCCTTTAGATCCTGCAAAAGAAAATGCACGTTCACTACAAATGAAGTTGCTTACAGCGTT